GGCTGTTCAGATCATGACACAGGAGAAAATGATGACTAATTCGCGCCATCGTGAGAAAACTGAGGGACCGGTTTACGGTGAACACCATGTTTATCATGGCACCGTTGAAACTGGTAATCCCCAAGTTCTTATGTACTCTAAGGTGAAGTCTATGGACGACCATGTCGTTCCGGATTTTCACCGGAGGGTGGCATCAGGCGAGATCATCAACAATCCTGTTGATTATACGGAGCACACCATCAAAGCAGATGGTGGGGGCGGTGAAACCAGCTATAATCTTGCTGATGACACCGACGTCTACACGTGGTCGGGAGACAGTCAGACACAAGCCGCACTCACTTATAGCGGTTTGGCTAGTCTTGATCATCTCACGACCGCTGTGGACACTATCGACCATGCTCTGGCCAAAAGTAAGGCCATTGCTGGTATCGATAGAACTCCGTATGCCTTTCTGGAAGATCTTTTCGAGGTCAGAGAGACCATTCGGTTTCTCAAGAACCCCGGGAAGGGACTCCTTAAACTGTCCAAGTCTTTTAGTAAGACTGTAAAACAGCAGGTCCGCAATAATGGACTAAGCCTTAACGACTCGGCCGCTCTTGCGAAAGAAATTTCAAAGGTGTGGCTTGAGTACAGGTTTGCTGTTTCGCCCCTGCTGCGTTCTGCATCAGATGCGTTTGACTACCTTACAACGGAGACCCAAGACGTAACCAAGCGCCGAACAGCGCGCGGTTTTGACAGCTTCGCCGATTCGGCGAACGGTCAATTTAGGGGATTTCTCAATCCGTCCTTTCCGACGAACAACTTCTACGACTTTGAAGTTGTCACGGAGAGAAGACGGGATGTGAGATCGGGCATCTTATATGAGGTAACCAATCCTTTGAATGATGTTCGCTTCCAGTTAGGTCTTAGGAACAAGGATATACCTGTTGGGCTGTGGGAAATACTACCATACTCCTTCATGGTTGATCGAGTGTTGAACATATCACGCACTCTGCGTGGTCTGCTCAACCTCCTTGATCCAAGCGTCAAGATCTTAGCCGGCTGGTCCGTGGAAAAAGATTCTCGCAACACAAAATATCGCGAGTTTAACCACGGGGTAGGCGGTTGGTCTACTCAAGTTCAAGGGGATTGGGTCCGTAACAAAACTTTCCGTTACACCCGTGAAACTTGGACGCCAAGTATCGCTGACACTGTGCCGGTGCCCGAACTGGGCAACCTGTACTCGTCAGCGGCGTCAGTAGCCGATCTGTTCGCCCTGATCTATTCTAAATTTAAATTGATCAGCTAGCAACAGGTCATTATCCGAAAAAGGAGGACATAGGTTATGTCCATTGTAGGAAGTGCCGTTGAATCTGGCACAACTCCCGTCTTTTCCGGCGGAACTACGCAATCGTTAAACTCCATCGGAGGGAGCTCTGATAAGCGCACATGTTTTATGGAGTCGGTCGATTTCTTTGACCAGACTCTGTGCACTTTCACCTCCCGTGTACCGAAGGTAAACGGTGCGTCGCCGAGTGGCTGGACCCAAGCAAGGCGAGAGCTTCTCATAAAGAGGCCTCTCGTTCTCCCCAGTGGGGAACTTGTGTACAACAAGATCATGACTCAGATCGCCGTGGACGTTAACACGCCCAACGTTGACTTAGTCACACTCTTGGAATACGCGGGTCAAATGACCATACAATCCGATTTTAGAGGATTTTGGTCGACCGGGTCGACGGAATAGGCTGTCCCTGAAATGGGATGGCTTAAGAAGGTGCTCACTCTGAGAACCTTGTCCGTGACCCTCATCGGAGGGGTGTTCTTAATCCTCTCTGATGCAGCCGTGCTCTTAGACTCCATCCTGGAGCTTGAGCAAACTCGGTCCGAGGTCGTGGATTGATCTTGACCTAGCGTGTGTGCCTTGCGCACATAACAAGCACGTATGGTCTTGCCACGATTCTTGGATTCCCTTTCATTTCTAAAGGAGACCATCCTGATGAATGATCGTAAAAAGCCGGGGAAGAACAAACCGTTCTTTTCCCCTGATGACATGGTGACTTCCATTAATCAGGCAATATGTCGTGATTTGGAACCGCTCATACATGAGTCGAGCGGGCCCGACGACCCAAAGTACCAGTACGCCGTAAGGCAGATCGAGGGTACTCTAAAAAAGTACATTACCTCGGATGCCTCTCGGTCAGACGATCTGGAAGAACTGGCTTTTCTCGAATTCGAGAAGGTCAATGAGTCCCTCGCCGAATATAGGAACTTTACGTTCCCTGATTTCGACGGAAGGGACCAGTACTCCAGGTTTAGCCCCGTTGAAGACGTGCTAATCAAAGCGCGTTGCCTCATGAGGGCGGTTCTGACTCCGTTTACGGAAGATGAGTGGCACATGTGCTGCAAAAATAGCAGCGGTGTCTCCCAGGGCGTGTCCTTTGCGGATACGTCTATGGAAGCAAAATTCACCTTCCCAATTACGGTTACTGAAAGGTCGAAACCTCTGTTCCTTGATGCGCTAGGCTCCGATCCGGAGCTGAGGATGGCGATTGAATCCTTTAATCGCAACCACCCCGTTGGGGACGCGCTAGAGATCGTCAGAGGATCACGAGCTACCACGGTTGAGAAGAAGAACGACGAAAGGCGTGTAATCACCATCGAACCTACTGGAAATATGTATCTCCAGCAAGGCCAGATGGAAATGATGTACGCTCGGATGCGTTCCTTCTTCCTAGATGTGGCGTTGTTACCTGATGAGCACAAAGTACGTGCGTTCATTGCTTCCATCACGGGCAGAGATGCCACGATAGATTGGAAGCACGCATCGAACTGTGTCTTGATCGAGCTGTGTAGGTGGTTAACACCTCCTAAATGGTTCCGTGCTTGGGACGCAATCAGATCGCCCTATACCACAATTCGTGGACGGGAAATTCGACTGAATATGTTCAGCACTATGGGTAATGCGGTTACTTTTCCGCTTGAAACGCTAGTCTTCTGGACGATTGCACATGGGTGCCGTCAACACCGACTTAATCGAGGGACCGCCTACCCAGAAATGGGTGAGCTTAAAGTCTGCTCGGTGTTCGGTGACGATTGCATCCTGCCTGTAGAGGACGTGCCTCTCTTCCGAGAGGTGCTAACCTCTGTCGGGTTCATTATGAACGACGAAAAGTCGTTCTATGGATCCGAATCGTTCAGAGAGTCCTGCGGTGGTGATTACTACTCAGGACGTAACGTGCGCCCATACTCAATTCGGGCGCCCTCGTCAACCAAGCCGAGTGCTTTGGCCCCCTGGTTGTACACCATACTAAACTCCCTTGTTGTGAAGTACATTTCGTGCTTCGGGGAGTTGACGTGGGTGTATGATAAGGAGGTCTTCAAGTGCTTAGCGAGGCTGTTCCAGGACAATAACCTCAAACTGAGGCTTGTCCCGGACTATTTTCCGGAGGACTCGGGCTTTCGAATGTCTCACGACATCGAAAGGTTCAGTCGCTGCTATAAGTTCGCTTTCGAGCGAATTGCAGTCTCTGAACACGGGACCGCATCCTTCACGTATCACAGGTTCCAATTCAGGAACGAACGTGCGCGTGATGACCACATGAGATATGCTAACTGGCTGAAAAAGCCTGTGCAGACTCTCGTGAAGGTGAAACTGGACAAAAACCGAAAGGGTAAAACCTCAGAAGTCTTTGTCTTCACCGATGCAGCCCATAGACTGAAAATCCGAAGAATAGGAGGTTACGTGGTAGCTAGAGGTCTGTCATCCCATTGGGATGTACCTGACTTAAATT